CGCCACGCACCCGATGCGCTAACAGCGTTCACCTCTAGGCTATACACGCCGACCGAGGTGTTGGCAGGCATCGTAAAGACCGTGATTGCGTTGTCGAGAATCGTAACCGTCGAGGTGGCAGCGGTGTTAACAACAACGATAACGCGGTGCAGGTAGTCACCGATTGCACCCGTGCCGCCGAGGACTTGGTTAGTCTGCGAGGCCGCGACCGTTTCATACTGGAAGCGGTAGGGATCAGCCGTACTCATATCCGTGTTCTCCGACTCGTCTGCGCCGTCGCCCACATATCGTTGAGCGTAGCGGTGTTGGTTGGCCCGACCATCAGCGGTCGAGGTTCCGCAGGGCGCTCCGTTGTCGGCGCGTCCTCTCTGTATGCCAATGCTAGCATACGAAATGCGTCTGCCGGATGCGAAGCCCAATCGTGGCGCGGCGTCTGCCTAAACGCTTTCTTGTCCTCGTCGTACTCGCGTTGATACTGCCGCAGGGCTTCGATGCCGTCCCTGCACCCGTCCTCGTTGAACCAACAGCGCGGCAAGACCTGACGCACCGCCTGTATACCGTCCTGCACGGACAGTTCAGGCACCACGGCAAGGTTCGCAAAGCCCAGATGCGATGCCAGTTGTTCAATGATGCTTTTGCCAGCCGCCGCTAGTGTTTTTGCACGGGCATCGTGGGGAAGGTAATGCTTGGCGTAGCGGTAAGGCTTTACCTTCACAGCGTCCGCTATCTGCTCAATGCTCGCACCGCTGACCGAGTAAAAGTCGATGACGCGCACTTCACCGCGCAGCACTTGGTAAAACCAGATGGCGGTATCGTCTTTGTAGCCCAAGTCCCATGCGGTATAGACCTTCAAATGCTCGTCATGCTTAACGCGCCCGATGCGTCCCTGATCTTGCGCCTCGCGCATTTCTTTACCGTAGAACGCGCCGAGGATGGCGGCTTCAAAGGAACACTCGTATTCCTGTAGGTACTGGTCCTCGCTCAACTGCGCCCGTGCTGCGTTGAGTTCCGATACCGGCAGCAGGCCGCTTGTCGAGGCCGGGAGCCGCAGCATGAACCACTCATCCGGTATCCGCTGCGCCGTCTGGTAAATGTCCCAAAACTGATTCTTGCCCTTCGGCGTACCCGCAAAGACCGCCCACCCCTGTTTGTCCGATAGCGCAGGGCGTATGACGTTGCCGAACACCGAGGGCCTGAAGTCGCCGTACTCGTCTAGGTAAATGCCGCTGAAGCCTAGACCGCGCATGGCGTCTGCGTTGTCTGCGCCAAACAGCCCGACCTTTGCGCCGTTGAGTAGCGTTAAGGTCATCATCTGCTCGTTAGCGTCCGCGATCAGCGGGGCGGCGTAGAACTTGAAGTAGTCCCACGCGATGCGCCGAGCCTGATTCTGGTAAGGCGCGACATACCCGAACAAGCCATTTGGCCCGGTATACATCACGGCAGCGCGGATAATGTCGTTTACCGCTGCGACTGTTTTACCGGCTCTGCGATGCGCGACGAGGCAGGCCCACCGCTTCGTGCGGTCGTGGAATGGAAGGAAGGCCCGCCGTGGGTTGTACGGCAGGACGATTTCAGTCAACGGGGTTGCCCCATGTGATTACTATGCGCTGCGCTTCGCCGTCCTTGCCCGTGACCTCGCTGCGCTGCAACTTCGGCACATGGTATTCCAGCAACGAGGTGAAGCAGCCGAACGCCGCCTCTGCTCCACGGTCGCGGTGTATCTCGTCTAACCAGCCCTGTAGCCGGTCGGCGTTGCCGTCCACGAATCGCGCTATGGCCTCCCGTGCGGCGGCTGTGGCCTTGTTGGGCAACCCTTTTGGCCTACCGGGGCCGGGTTTGCCACCGTTTTTAAAACGCTCTCCGTTAGCCATAGGCTTTACTTTCGGCGTTACGACAAGTTGTTGAGTTTATACCGCGTCGAGTCAATCAGTTCGCTGATTTCGTCCGCGATGTTGTCGAGGTGCGATTCCTTCGGCAGCGTTTTACGGGCCGCGTCTACAAACTCGTAAAGGCGCTTGAAATAGCCCTTCGGTTCCTTTGCTACCGGGAAGGTTGCCGGATACTCGTCGATGATGGCGTAACAGCCCTGATAGGCTTCCGCGTACTTGTCCACCAGTCCCACGATGGCGGCGTAATAGTCACCGAGCGCCACATGGGTTGCGTAGGATTTCGTCTGCAAGTGCATCAGGTGCGCGACCGTTGCGCTGTGCAGCAAGGTGGCGACGAAGGTAGCGGCGGGCTTGTGGTTCATGGGGTGTAGTGTATCAAAGCAGCCTACAAGCCGCACCAATCCGCGCTTCAGCAATCTTGACATACTCGGGGTCGCGTTCAATGCCGATGAAGTTGAAGCCTTCCAGCATCGCGGCTTTACCCGTTGAGCCTGACCCCATGAACGGATCAAGGACGGTGCCGCCCGGTGGGGTGACGAGGCGGCAGAGGTAGCGCATCAGGTCGGTGGGTTTGACGGTGGGGTGGTGGTTGGCGCGGGCTGTAACGCGCTCGTTTCCGCTGCCGGTCAACATTGACCCATCAACAGTTGCTTGCATCCCACCTGTACGCACCACCTCCATCCCCTCGCACCCCTCGTCCCTGTCCCGCTTGCTCGCCTTCGCGCAGTAGAAGAAGCGGGCGGCGCTGCCTCCGTTGTCGGTGTGGCCTTTTACAATATCCCCGTCTGTTCTTTCGTTTCCCCAATCCATAGGATTTGGATTTGTACCGCCTCTGGGCGCGGCTTTACTCGCCCCCGTTACAGGAAACAGCCCCACCACCTCCTCGCTGCCATCGTGTATCAGGTTGGCGGGCCAGCGGCCTGCGCTTATATCCGTTGGCGGGGCGCCCTTTGCTTTACCGCCGACATACTCGTTTGCAAACCCGCGCACGCCTCCAGACCGTGCTTGCAACGCTGTGGCGTCCTCATCGGCGGCAAGTTTTACCCTGCACCCATCCACATTCAGCGCACCCGTGCCGTGCGCCAACACATTTTCCGCGACCGTGCCGATAAGCGGCTTGCGGGCGACGGTGATGGGTTCCAGCGCGGGTTTGAGGGCGGTACCCCATCCGGCCCATTGGCGGGCGGCTTCGGTGGCGGGGGCGGTGATGTTCCGGTCGATAAACTTTGTCCCTCCATCCATAGACCACCCTGCCATAGCACCCTTTTGAACGCCTAAAATCTCGCGCTCGGCAAAGTTCCGGCTTTCTACGCTGCGGATGTCGGCTTCGCGCTCGACCCATTCAGGAACCAAGCCTAGCAAGTGCCGACACGCGTCAAGGTGTTCGCGCGTCATAATTGCGGGCTGGCTTGCCGCAGTCGTGTAGTGGCCGCCCATGTTGGTTCCGGTTGCCTCGTCAATCTGCCGAGCCGTCACGCCCGTTGAACGCACCCATGCCGTAAACCGAAGTTGCCGCGCTCCCTGTTCTTGCGCCGCGTCCATCTTGTCTATCGCCTTGCTCACATCTAGCGACTTCGGAAACCCCGACCCGTACACCCACGCAATCATGTCGCGGATTTCAAACCCCGCGTCCTCAATCCGCACCGCCATCCGATGCTGCGTCCGCGTCCCGGCAAAGGCGAGTAGATGCCCGCCCGGTTTCAGCACCCGCAGGCACTCGCGCCATATCTCCTCGCTCGGCACATCGTAATCCCACCTCTTGCCCATGAACGCAAGTCCATAGGGCGGGTCGGTCACGATGGCATCAACGGAGTCGGCGGGCAGCGTCCGCAGCACATCCAGACAATCCCCCGTGTAAATCATCGGCAATGCTCCGGTCTTATCGCCAACTGGTAAAGTTCCCGCAACTGCCGCACCGTCGCCTCGGGATCGCGTGCCTCTATCCACTCGCCGCGTGGTTCCCAAACTGCGCGAAATGCCGCCTGCTTATCGCTCAACTTGCCGTTAGCGTGTTTGATTTCAAGCCAGCACACGAAAGGCTTACCGCACGGCAGCGGCTTGACCGCCAACTTGTCGGGGATGGAATGCCCCGCCCTAGCGAAGTCCCACACGTCAAACCCCGCAGCCTTTACCGCATCGGTAACAGTCGCGTCGTTCATATCTCGTCGCATGGCATAGCGCATCGTGGTTGAAACCCGCCCTTCTTCCTTGCGCCGATTATAGCCTTTCGCCCCTCGCGTGTCTGGCAACGCATCTGCAGCCGCGCATGGTCGAGGCCGATCATATCGCATATCCATTGCATCGACCCGATGCCATCCTCCGTGCTGTTTATCCACCGCATCGCCTGCCATCCATCTTCCCGGCCTGTCTTAGTGCAGTCGGTGATGGCCTGCCAGAGTACCGCCGCCCACAGCGCTCGGTATGGGTTTGGCGGGAGGTCGTTGTCCGCGTTTAGGTCTGATTGGAAGTTGAAGCCGCGCATGATGCCCTGTCGTAAGTTTTGATGCCGTGCGATATCGCTTTGGAAATGATATGCGCCTTGACGCCCCACGCCTTTGCGCGTTGCTCTAGCAGCCCGAGCCATTCTTTACGCGCTACCCGTGCGGCGCTGTAGTCTGCCCAAAACGCCTCGTGTTTAGCCGCAGCGCGGTACCCCGCTTGATGCACAGTCCACCAAAGCGGTACATCGTGCTTTCGGCACAGTTCCTTGTTAGTCGGAATGGCGCGTTGTCGAGCGGCGATTGCTAACGCCTCACGATACTGTTCTTCGGTCAACGTGGGGCTGTAGTACCGGCCTCGTATCTTCATCGGTTCCGCAGCCTCCCCAAGCCGCGCTCCCCAAACAAGTGCCGCACCATCCCCACCAAATGCGGGTCGTTCAGCACGTCTTTAGGGTCAGCGTCACGGATGGCAGAGGCCGCAGCATCGCGCAGCCGATCCCATGCGTCTTTATCCGCTTCCCGCATCGTCAGCCGCGCAAGGTACGCATCGCACAACTTGAGCCGGTGCAGCGGGGTCGGTTCCTGTTTCCCCCATGCCTTTGCAGCCCACTCGTCTTGTTCAGCGTGGCGGGCAACATCGGCGGCTTTCTGCTTGTCGGTTTTCTCGACCTTTTCGCCCGGTCGAGGCGCGGCTTTCTTCAGGTCAAACAGCCCTTGCCATTGGTTGCTGATGGACTGGTCTACTACCTCGCCCTGTTCTGCGCCGTAGCGCGACAGTTTGAGTTTCATCGCCTGTTCGCTTGCAGGTTTGATCGGTTTGCGGATGGCCTTGCGAAAGGCTACCCACCGTTCCCATGCCTGCTCGTCAAGTTCGTTCATGGTGCATCCTCGCCGCACATCTTCAGCATCGCGCGCGCTACCGCTTGCGCCGACAACTCGTCGCCTTCGGGCTGTCGGGCAATGTCGCGCATAGCCTGTATCAAGTCAGGGTAAAGCGTGGCGCGGCGTTGCTCCTCGGCTCGTTGCGCTGCTTCTAGCGCGTCCCGCTCACGCTTTGCAGCCCATTCTTGTTGGAACCGATTTTCGCGGGCTTTGTATTTCGCTTCAACGGTCGGCGGATGGTGCGTCTTGCAGTACCATTTCCCTTCGTGTTCGTGCTTGGCTTTTTTCCCGCACGAGTAATTCGTGTATCCGTGCCAAAGTGTTTCTCTGCAAGTGTGTTCAGTTGTCATGGTGTCCTCCTCACCGTGACTTTACCCGAGATTTCAGGATTGTCTAGTGGTGCATTGCATTTGTTATGCGCCCGTTATGCACCCGCTATGCATCTGCATTGCATTCGCTATGCATCTGCATTGCATTCGCTATGCGTTCGCATAACAACCGCTTGCATTAGGTCGGCGTGATCGGCTAGGTATTGGTTAATCGAACGCGACCCGCGCCGGTCGTTCGTGATTTGCTCAACGAGCCTGTAAGCAATGCGCTTCGGGCTTTCGTGTTTTTTGGCTTTTTTGCCTAACGCTTTGCAGAAATCCCTGACCAACCTATCTTCAACTAGGTCTATATCCACTTCTTACCCCCATATGCTCGGAACCCAGAGAAAAACCCCCCTAACCCCCACGATGTGAAGGTGTCGAGAGGTTCCGGTTATGCCCGTGTACCCGTCGATATAACCCGCCCCGGCGATTTGACAAGCCCGAGGTCGTGGCTTACGCCAACCGGAATTGCACCGGCCCCACTTGCGTCAGATTTAGTCCGTGACGAGGGACGGCGTAAAGGGGTGTTTGACACGACTAGAACAGTCGTGCAAGAATCCGATTACGCAACCTAGCCGTTCAAGCGTAGAGCAACCAGATTGCTCCGTCAACCCCCGCCAAGTGCGGGGGTTTGTCGTTCTAGGGGGAGGTGGGGCGGCTCCGGGTGGTTTTGCCACCGCTGGCGGGAGGATGGAGCGTCAGCGCGGACAGAGCCGCCCCGTAGGGTCACTCTACAACAGTCGCCGTGATCGCGCCAGAGTCGATTACAGCGGCTTCAGGCGGGGTCAGGCTGCAACCCTCGGGCAGCGCAGCAGCCGCCAGAATCGCCGCTCCGCGCTCTACACGGTGCGCCGGGATGCGCCCATCACGCTTCCACTTCAGCACGGCGGCATCGGTCACGCCGAACGCCCGTGCTACGCGGGACTGCTTGCCCAACAGGTCGAAAAAAGGCTTGATATCCATAGGTACTCCGTAAGGTAAACCCCCGGACTTTACCCCCGGCAGGGGTAAAAGGCAATCATTCCGTTTCGGATGCGATAGGTAAAGAAAACGCTTGCATCGGGTAAAGACTCGGGTAAGATGACCCCATGCCAGCAACGGCTGGCTCCACAGACAGGAGCAACAGATATGTCTACCTACACCCTTGAATACAACTTCGCGGACGGCTTGACCTGCCTCGTTGAGGCCGGTGTATCGCACGGCGAGTGCCACGACATGTACATCGTCGCTATCGCCCTCGACGATGGCACATGGCACAACCTGCCGTCGCCCGTTGTTGTGTGGGATGACAAACTTGCTGACGAGTTTGAGAAACACGCCGACACGGTAAACCGCGAGTGGGCAGCGCAGGAGCGCTACGAAGCCGAACGCGATTACCGCGAATCACTTTACATCCCGTAAGGAGGACTACCATGACGTACCGATCAATGGCTGACCTGCTGGCCGAAAACGCCAACCTGCAGGCCGCGCAACAGGAACTCGCCGCGATGAAACTCGCCTTCCTCGCGCTGCGCGTTGACCCCGTGACGCTCAACCATCGCGGGTCTGACCTGTGGGCGCAGTTCGAAACGCTGACCTCGCTTGCTAGGGCTTGCGGCCTCGGCGCGGAGTTTAACCGGGCGATGGCGCACCGCGACCAGTCAAGCATGGATGACTTGTACCGCCACGCGATGACCGTTGATTCAGAAACCGCTAGCGCTTTGGCTGACGCCGCCGAGTGGATGGGGACTTGGATACGCGAGGCGCAGCAGGCGTCCGTGTCGTTTCGTCGCGCTGCGGGTTACATCGCGGACGCGCAGCGGGTGGCGCGATGACCACGAAACTGACCGAAATGTGGGCGGCGCTGGAGGCGCACGAGCCTGCGCCCGAGTACGCCGAAACGTGGGCGACGATGCTCAAGGAGCGCACGGAAGAGGCAGCGTGGGCGGCTTACCGTGCCGCGCCTGCGGGGTCGGCAGCGGAGGCGGCAGCGTGGGCGGCTTATACGGCGGCAGGGGTGGCAGCGTGGGCGGCGGCGAGGGCGTCTGATTGCCACGCGCAGGAAGCCATTGACGCGATTAAGGAGATGAAGCCGTGAGCCGCGACGAGGCGACCCGAGCCGCTATCCTGCTTGGGCTGATCGTGGCGCTTGTGCTGATTGCCGCCGCGCTTGTCCCTTGCGGCGATGGCGGCTGCACGGTTGAGGAGGTGCAACGTGGATGATGGGCGGCAACAACAGGAAAACGAGGAGCGCCGGTACTACGAAGAACTGGTGTTCCTGAAGTGGACGCAGGCCGACATCGACCGGCACCGTGAATTGCTTGCGGAACTGCGCGAAATGAACGAAAAGGCAAAGAGGATGTTCAAATGAGCGAACTGCTGAAAATCAACGTAAACGACCACATCGAAAAGAAGGGCAACCTGTCTTACTTGTCGTGGGCTTGGGCTTGGGCTGAAGTGCTGAAGATTGACCCCGGCGCGTGGTGGAACGCGCACGAGTGGGCCGACCGCCCTGCGATGTTCCTGCCGGACGGCACCGCAATGGTCAAGGTGTCGGTCGAAGTGAAGGGCAACACCAAGACCTGCGTTTTGCCGGTCATGGACAACCGCAACCGCGCCATCGTCAACCCCGATGCGTTTGCGATCAATACCGCCATCATGCGGTGCCTTGCCAAAGCGATTGCGATGCACGGGCTTGGCCTTTACATCTACGCGGGCGAGGACTTGCCCGAAGGCGAGGAAAAGGAAGCGCCGAAAGGGTTTACTACCAACCCGCGCGGCGACCTCGGCATTAGCATCAGCCCCGCCGACCGCGACCCGCTAGTGGCAGAGTTTCGCGCCGCGCTCGACCTTGACGCGGAGGAAAAGGACATTTCCGCAGCGGTGTACGCAATCCACGACCGCATCAAGTCTAACCACGACCTGTATGTGGCGGTATCAGATGCGCTGAACTCAAAAGAGCGCAGCGCGTTGAAGGCTTATATCAAAATGGCAAAGGAGCAAAAGTGATGCAGTACGACAACAACAATCGCGGCGTCCTGTTCAAAAACGACAAGGGCGGCAACGACAAGCGCCCCGATTATCGCGGGTCTGCCGTCATCGACGGCGTGGACTTGAACATCAGCGCGTGGATCAAGGCGAGTCAGAAAACCGGCGACAAGTTTATGTCGCTGCGCTTTGAGCCGAAGAAGGCCGCACCGCCGAAGGCGACCCGCGCCCCGGTGATGGATGAGTCCGACCCTAACGACGATATTCCTTTTTGAGGGCTATATGCGCCACACAAACACAAAAAATCAGACTGAATTGGTTACACCGATTGCCGCTTGGCATTGGTTTAACAAATGCCAAAAGATTGCGGATGATTTGGGTTATGGCGGGCATTGGGCAAGAGTTGCCACAACAGGCCACAAAGTTGACTTGTCAGAGTTGATGGAGAAGTTTCCAGAATTTCCGGTGGAGCCATTAGTAAAGTATTTGTCCGAAGGCGTGTATTGGCTCCGCTCAATGCTTTTTACATTGGAAACCCCTGCTAATGGCTTTAACACTAGCCGATGCGCTGAACACGCGATTGCTTGCTTTGGCTATGCGCTTGACGCTTGGGCTTTGCAAAAAGAAGAAAATTGATGAAGCGCGTTTTCCCCAAAGGCACTTCCGCTGACGCGATGGCAGCAGCCGTCACGCGCATGGTTCAGGGGCTTGCCCCTGACCGTGTGTGGTCGGTGGAAGTAGCCGAGTGGAAGAAGCCCCGCACCAATCAGCAAAACGCTTATTTGTGGGGTGTCGTTTACCCGATGGTGCTAGAGGCAGGCGGCGAAGCGTTGGCGGGGTGGACGCGGGATGACCTGCACGAGTATTTTTTGGGCGAGGTGTGGGGGTGGGAAACGCTAGAGGGCTTCGGCAAGAAACGCCTGCGACCCTTGAAGCGCACTTCACGCATGACCGCAGCCGAGTTTACGGAATACCTGCACGGCATCGAAAACAGGCTGATGGACTTGGGCATTGGCCCGCTACCGGAGCCGATTTATAGCGAGGTGCAATCTTGAAGCGTTTTCTTTCACTCGGCGCTGGCGTTCAGAGCAGCACCCTCGCGTTGATGATCGCGCACGGCGAACTCGACCCCGTGGACGCTGCCATATTCGCGGACACGCAATGGGAGCCGCGCAAGGTGTACGAGTGGCTCGACTGGCTAGACGCAGAGATTCAGCGTTGCCCGCACCCGTTCCCGGTGTATCGGGTGACGAAAGGAAGCCTGCGCGATGCGGCGCTTATTAGCAAGAACACTAGCGGCGGCAGGTTTGCGTCGATTCCGTGGCACATGACGATGCCGAACGGCGACCGAGCGATGGGTCGGCGGCAATGCACCGCCGAATTTAAAATCGGCCCGCTGACCAAAAAGACCCGCGAACTGGTCGGACTGGTTCCGCGCCAGAGAGCAAAGGGAATCCTCTGCGAAACCTTCATCGGCATCAGCACCGACGAAGCCCTGCGGATGAAACCGTCGCAGGAGGCGTGGAAGGTTCACCGCTGGCCTCTTATCGAAAAGGGCATGGCGCGGCATGACTGCCTTAACTGGATGGAGCGCAAAGGCTACCCGCTGCCGCCGAAGTCATCCTGCATTGGTTGCCCGTATCACTCCGACCACGAATGGCGGGCGGTCAAGGCTGACCCTGAGGCATGGGCAGATGCGGTGGAAATTGATCGCATCATCCGCGAACCGGCACGGGGGATGCGCGGGCGACAGTTTATGCACCGCTCATGCGTCCCGATTGACCAAGTAGACCTGTCCACCGCCGCCGATCACGGGCAGGTCGATATGTTTAACAACGAATGTGAAGGGATGTGCGGGGTATGAACCTGCGTAAAGAGGCACGGGGCCGGGGCTGCATGGTGCGTATCCCCGAGGTTTGCAACTGCAACAGCGAGACGGTGGTGCTTGCCCATGTGCGGATTGCGGGTATCAGCGGCATGGGGCTGAAGGCTCCCGACCTGCTAGGCGCGTGGTCATGCTCGGCCTGTCACGATGCCATTGATCGGCGGGCGCACCTTGACCTTGACCGCGACTATGTACGGCTGCTGCACCTTGAAGGCATGGCGAGGACGATTAACCAACTGCTGAAGGAGGATTTGATATGACCAAGACACAGGACGCCCGGATACTGGCTTACCTGAAGACGGGCAAAGCCCTTGACCCGATGACCGCGCTGCGGCGGTTTGGGTCGTTCCGGCTTGCCTCGCGCATCTGCACCCTGCGGATGGCAGGACACAACATCGTTACCAACCGAGTCAGCAAGGGGGGCAAGTCATGGGCAGCGTATCGGATGGCGTGAACCACCTTGACCAGTTGTGGCACGAGTGGCGCACCCTGCGGCTGCGGCTGTCGGCGCTAGAGCGTGAAATCAGCCGAGTTGAGGGCGGTGGTAAGCCCACGGTAAGGCGCGACAACCTGCCCCCGGCGTATGTGATGCAGGGCGCGGAAATGCCGAAGCGGGAGGCGCGATGAAACTCACCGACCGGGAGTTGGAGGCGGCGCTTGCCGATCTGCACGGGCTGATTACCACGCATAATGGCATCGTCGGCACCCTTGCTCACCTAAAACGCGAGGTGGCGACCCTTGAGGCGTGGCGCGTAACAGACCTTGAGGCTATCCGCGAGGCAGATGCCACCGTGTACCGGCTTACGAGCGCATTACAGGCGATTGCGCGGCTTCCTGACCCTGCGGCAAGGGCCATTGCGGAGAACGCTCTTGACGTACCATAACGCGATACAGGTAGCGATTACGGTCGTTGCCGGGGGGTGGGTATTGACCATTGCAGTTGCGGTGGGGTACCTGCTTTGGCTATCCCGAGACGATTAACCCATTTCGGAACTATCTTTACCACAGGCGCAAGATTTGCGGTAAAGTCGTTAAAGACTATACACAGGAGGACGACGATATGACCCCCGACGCCTACAAGGTGATGGTAATGGCCGTCGAGACCGGCGTCGCGCTCGGTGTGCGCCGGGCGTTCAAGCACGACGCGAAGCCGAGCGATGAGGCGATCATCGCGGCGGTCGAGCGGGCGGTCATCGACGAGCTGTGCGAGTGGTTCAAGTTTGAGGAGGTGAAGCCGTGAGCGACAACGCCGTTCTGTTTCAGATTTACGCCATGATGCTGATTGGGTTCAGCATCGTGGTCACGATTTACTGGGCGCAGAACGAGAAGCGCCCTCCGGGGTGGCTACTCGCGCTGTGGGCGGTGTTCGCGGTGCCGGTGCTGTTCAAGGCGTGGATCGCGGTGGTGCTGTCATGAGCGCCGCCGAGGCCAAGACTGGCCGCTTGCCGCCCGCTTCCGATGCCAATGGGCCAGATGTGGCCCGCATCACCCTGCCCCGCGCTGTGGGGCTGCACATCCGAAACTCGTTGCGTGGAATCGTCAACGCGTCGGACGATGACTGTGGCGAGGAAAAATGCCGGGAGTGCGCCCCGGTGCGCGTGATGCGTGAAGCCCTCTCCGCCCTCGACGCCGCGCTTGCGGAACCGAAAAAGGAACGGGCCGAGGGCTACAACACCAACCGCGACCAGCCGACCTTTACGATCAAGGAGGTGAAGCCGTGAGCCGACCCATCCGAGAAATTGAATCCGACCTTGACGACGCGATAAAGGCGCGACAAGCCGCAGAGAAAGCATGGGACGCACGAGTGGTAATGGGCAACCGATGGGACGAGGGATGGGTCAGAGCGCAAGAATTAGATAGGTTGAAAACACGGGTTGCTGACCTGAGCGGCGAACTTCGGAAGGCGCAACAAGCCGCCCTCGACGCCGCGCTCGCGGAGCCGAAAAAGGAACGGGCCGAGGTTGCAGCCCCGGCCCGTAGTGGTGTTGAAGGCAAAATCGACACCCTCACGGGTGGAGCATACCGCGAACACGTCACGGACGGAAGCCCTTGCTGGTGCAACCCCGAACTGAACTACCGCGATCCCGAGACAGGAGCCGAAGTATGGGTACACAGGAGAGAACAATGAGCGACAACATCACCCTGCCCCGCGCTGTGCTTTGGCGCGTGGTTTGCGAATTTGCGGAAGGAAGGCAAGGACAAGAGTTAACCGATGCCATTTCAGCCATCGCAGCCGCGCTCGCGGAGCCGAAGGAGACTTTCGCAGAATCTCTGTTTCGGCGGTCATGGGAGGCACATCGCGCCGCGCTCGCGGAGCCGGACGCCATCTGTTCCGCGAAGGACAACGAAGCCGCGCTTGAGCGCGTTGCCAACAGGGTCAAGCCCGGTCAGGTAAAGGGACTGCTTCCCGAGCCGGACGCCAAGCAGGAGCCTGCGACGGAAAAGCAGGTAGCCGAGGTGTTCAAACTGAGCGGCGCTGTCTATTGGGGTCACTACCGCGACGGATGGCGCGAAGCCGAGCGGTTCCACGGGATCAGGATGGAGGACAAATGACACGCGAGGACATCATCAAACTAGCGAAAAAGTCAAAGTGGGGTGCGTCAGGGAGCAAATGGTTAGTAACTGATGCGGGTGTTGAACGCTTCGCCGCCCTCGTCGCCGCCCACCGCGAGGCGCAGTCTATCCACACCTGCCCCCCCGACTGCCAGAAGCCCCTGTGCGTGAACAGGCGGCGCGAGATTGCGGCAGCGGTCGAGGCCGAGCGGGAGGCGTGTGCGGCGTTGATGGAGCGTCAGCACACATGGATTAGCAGTGTGGCCGCGTCCGCCGCCATCCGTGCGAGGGGGAGCAAATGACCAGAGTCGCCGTTGACCTTGACCTTTTGCAAATGGCATACGACAAGATTGCAGCAGATAGTCCGTATCCTAGCGCGCTTCTTGATCGGCTTGCGGATGCGCTGTACCTGCAAGAGCAGAAACAAGAGCCGGTGGCATACTGGCACCGCGATAAGGGGTTCTATTGGGCAAAACCCACGGAGATTCGCATGGACACGATTACCGATGTGCCGCCGCTGGCGCTTTACCGATGAAGTGCGACACCTGTTTCTGGTCGGCAGAGATTACTCGGCGCACAGGCAAGATATGGTGTTCGCACAAGGACTGGCACGGATGGATGCAATACCCCGCCTGCAAGGGGTCAGCGTGGAGGAACGATGAACGCCCCTGATTTCGACAAAATCATCTCGGGGCTGTTTCAGTCCCTACTCGTCTGCACCGCCATCGTGTTAACGTTTTGGGGATTACTTAACCTTTTGGCGTAGATACGTTAAGTAATCAGCGCCTTCCTCCGGTTCCCAAAACACCTTGACCATGTCCGGATGCGTGGCCGGTAGGCGGGGATTGATAACCGTTACCGCGCAAGGCGACAGGGCGTTGTCGCGGAACCCCTTATCACGCGCATAACGGTCGTAAACCTTGTATGAGGCGACTTTGATCGTGTGCATGGTGATACCCTGCACCGGGTCTTTCAGGACGCTATACGCGCTCTCGTGCTTGTGTCCGGCGACATAGATATGGTCACGGGTGCCAAGCATGGCCGCTTTCATCGGCCCGTGTGCGGGGTTCCAAATGCTTGACCCGGCGAAGTCGTGCCGAGCGTTTACCCGCACCTCTGCGCCGTTGCTGAACTGCAACGCAATACGCGCCTCGGATGCCCGGTACATTGCGCCCTGCTGTTTGGCAATCCACCGTAGCGGGTCGCCTGCACCTGACCACAAATCGTGGTTGCCGCCGATCATGTAAAGCCACTTGCAGCGCCCGATGAACCACTCTGCGAGTTTCCACGCCTGCGCCGCGCTCGTTGTCTGGTCGGCGTATAACCGCGCCAGACGCCCGCACCAGTTGTTCGTAGTGTCGCCCACGTTGCAGGCGAAAAGCCCCGGCGTAGCGTTTACGAGCGCCGTATGACGCTCTAGCGCCTCAATGTCCGTGCCGTCATCGTCAACGTGGGGGTCGCCAAAGTGAAGGAGGCCGACCGGCAGCGAACCTTTTACCTTTACGGGTATCAGTTTCGATGCTTCCTCGTGGTCGCGCTTGTGGTTGAACTTGCGCTTGCGCTGCTCGACAAGTTCCTCTATCGACACATCATCGTCAGGGATAGGCGTAAAGACAAGGTTTTCCTCGGTCGCCTTGTTTTCGTTACGCAGTCGGGCGAGATGCGCCTGCAGGTTCCGCAGGCTCAACCCGATCTCTTGCGCCGCCGCTGTGCGGTTCCCGCCGTGCCGCGCCACCGCCGCAAGCATCGCCTCGTCCGACGCCTTACGCCTCACGGGACACCTTGATGCCGAGTTCCTTGCGCCGCTTGGCGGTTTTCTTCTCGTCCCGCGAAGTGCGCCACTCAATGTGACCGTCATTCATACGATATTCCTCCTTATGAACCAAAGCACAATCGCAACACTCGTGGTGCGTATACCCACGGATGCGGTACCACGCGCCGTCCGATATCTGAACCGGCGTGTACTTTACTTTGCGCGGCATGACGAAATATCCCGAATGGCGCGGAGTTTGTCATGCGTGGCGCTGATGCACTGCAGCGCGTCAAGGTAAGCCAACGCGAGGTCGGCGTTAGTCTCTAGTTTCGGCTCTTGCAGGTCGCACGGCTCCGTCAGCACCACCGGGATCGGCGGGCATTGCTGCACCACCGAGGGAGTCGCGCACCCGGTCAGGAATACGCACAGCACCCCACTCAACACTAGGCGGGTCGGTCGATATGACACGGATAACCTCC